TAAACTAGGCGGAGAGATTAAGTTTGTTGATACAGATGATGGTCTAGCAGGATTTGGTTTTGCAGCAGCAACAGTAGCTAACTTATATGTTAGTCCAGATGCAACTGGTTTAGTAGCTTCAAACTGGAAGCCACTAGTATATACAGCATCAGGAACAGTTCCATTAAGTTTAGCAACAAGCAAGCAATTATGGTACAACAGTGTTACTGATGAAGTTGATATTTTAGTACATAACGGTGACGACTTTGTTGGACTTAACTACGTAGGAGCTTCTGGGTTAAGTACACCTTCAAGTCCATACACTGGCACTAGTCCAGATGGTCCACAAGTTGCAGCAACAGCACCAACTACACAGTCAGATCTAACTGCACTTGTAAATGGCGATATTTGGATTAGTACAGCAGACGTTGAAAACTATCCAGCAATTTACAGATGGAATTCAGCACTAGCAACACCAGCTTGGATACTACTTGATAAAGCAGACCAAACTACAGAAAATGGTGTACTATTTGCAGATGCACGTCAAGGCAACGATGGCGGAACAGCAACAGATGCACCAATTGCAACTATTGCAGAATTGCTTATAAGTGACTTTGTAGACACTGATGCTCCGGATCCAGCATTATATCCAAAAGGTATGTTGTTATGGAACTTGCGTAAGAGTGGATTTAACGTTAAGCGTTTTGAGCGCACTTACGTAGACGTAACTGCTAAAAACATTCGCCAAGGCGGTGTTGATGCAGGTGCTTCGATGGCAGCTTACTACCCACATCGTTGGGTTACTGATTCAGGTAATCAAGAAGACGGTTCAGGCAGCTTCGGACGTCATGCACAGCGTAAGAGTGTTGTACAAGCACTACAAGCACTTGTTAATAGCAACCAAGAAATACGTGACGAAGAAAGTCGTCAGTTTAACTTGTTAGCTGCTCCAGGTTATCCAGAGCTAATTGGTGAAATGATCACACTAAACTATGATAGACGCTTAACTGGGTTTGTTGTTGGTGATACACCATTCCGTTTAACACCAGATGCAACTTCATTAAATGAATGGGCAACTAACGTTAAACTAGCACTAGAAGATAACGACAATGGCGCAGTTAGCTACGACGAGTACATGGCTATGTATTATGGTTCAGGCTTTACAAGTGATAACGCAGGAAATAACATTGTTGTTCCAGCAAGTCATATGGCACTACGTACTATCATACTAAACGATCAGGTTGCTTTCCCTTGGTTTGCACCAGCAGGAACACGACGTGGTGGTGTAAGTAATGCTACAAGTTCAGGTTATATTACTAGCACAGGCGAATTTAAGTCAGTAGCATTAAACACTGGACAGCGTGATACACTTTATTCAAATGCAATTAATCCAATCACATTCATTAGTGGTGCAGGACTTGTAGTATTTGGACAAAAGACTCGTGCAAGAAATGCAAGTGCATTAGATCGTGTTAACGTAGCGCGTCTAACTGTATACTTACGTGGACAGCTAGAGTTGTTAGCCAAACCATACTTGTTTGAGCCAAATGACAAGATCACAAGAGATCAAGTTAAAGCAGCAGCTGATGCGCTATTACTAGAATTAGTAGCACTAAGAGCACTTTACGACTTCCTAGTTGTGTGTGATGAAAGTAACAACACACCAGCAAGAATAGACCGTAACGAGCTATACTTAGATATTGCTATTGAACCAGTAAAAGCTATTGAGTTTATATACATACCGCTTAGAATTAAGAACACAGGCGAAATTGCAGCACTAGGTTAATATGCGCATATAATGAACGGGGAAAGTTCCCCGTTCATTCAAGCATAAATACTGTATAGGAGAATACAAATGCCAATTACAACATTACAAAACATCAGTGTACCTACAGAAGGTGCTGGATCCAACTCATCATTATTGATGCCAAAGTTACAGTATCGCTTTAGAGTATTACTAGATAGTTTTGGTACTACTGGTGGTCCAGACGGTACAAGAGAAGTTTCAAGACAAGTAGTAGACGTAACTCGTCCAAACATTAGTTTTGAACAAATGACAATTGAAGCTTACAACAGCAGAACATATCTTGCAGGTAAGCACACATGGGAACCAATTACACTAACACTACGCGAAGATGCAAACAACAACGTACAAAAAGTTGTTGGACAGCAGCTACAAAAGCAGTTCGATTTCTTCGAACAGTCAAGTGCAGTGTCAAGTGGTACTTACAAGTTCCAAACTAGAATTGAAATTCTAGATGGTGGTAACGGCGCTAATGGAGCAAATGTAATTGATCGCTTCCAATTAGTTGGTTGTTATTTAGAATCTGCAAACTACAATTCACTAGCATATGCGACTAACGAAGCAGTAACAACTACACTAAGTATTCGTTACGACAACGCTATCCAGTTTGGATCAGACGAGTCGTTCGAAGGCATTGGCGAAGCAGTTACAAGAGCTGTAAACTCAGCTACTGGTGGAACCACAGTTACTGGCTAACACAGTTAGTTAAAGTTGGCACTTCATATAGAAAGCGAGGATTGTTAATTCAATTCTCGCTTTTCTTTATATACAAGGTTAATGCGGAAGGATAAATATTAGTATGAGTTTAAAAGATGCATTCCTATTTAATTTAACAGCAGACACAAGTTTACGTGACGCACGTCATGCAAACCAAATCTATACACAACATAATTTTGCTTTTGCTCCTAAAACAAAGTATATGTATCATGTTAGATTTGACCCTAATCAAGAAGTGGGCAATAATGCAAATTCAAACACATTTAGATTTCAAAAAGAATTAGGCGTACTTGTTAAATCAGCAGACTTGCCCAGCTTTAGAGCAAGCGTAGAAAACAAACAACAATATAATCGTAAGAAAAATGTACAAACTAGACTTGATTATCAAGACTGTAGAATTACATTTCATGATGATAACACTGGTGTTACAAGAGCATTATTAGAAGATTATTACCGATATTATTTCGCAGACGCTAATAAAACTACTACTGGTGACTACGGTGCATATGGGTCTCGCGACAAATACATGCTTAAAGTTCCAAACTACGGACTTAACAACGAAAAAACAACTCCATTCTTTAAAAGCATTACAATTTACCAACTAGCACGTAGGGATTGGGTAGCATACACATTAGTCAATCCGCTGTTAACTGCATGGGATCACGGAAGTGTTGAAAGTAGTAGCACAGACTTTAACGAAAATTCAATAAGTATTGCTTATGAAGCTGTACAATATAGTAGCGGCTCATCTATTTTTGAACCTCCTTCGGGGTTTGCAGATGCAAGTATAGGTTATGATGTAACTCCAAGTCCAAGTGGATACTTAGACAATTCGATGAACAGTAATATAGATACAAGTAAAGGGTTACTACCTGCACTAATTGGGTTAGGTACGTCAGCACTTTTAAACAAAGCATTCGGAAACAGAAACAGTTCTAGTAAAAATATTCTCAAGCAAGTTGCAACAGGAGTAATTGGCGGCTTGGTAACTAATATGTTATCGCAAAACAAATTGCCTATTTCGGACACAATGAACTTGCAATCTTCAAGCACATCGACTTCAAATAATAGTGGAACGTTATCTAACGCAGCAATAAGCGCAGCATTCGCGTCTCCTGCTAAAACTAGTCAAATTATGCCAGTAATGCTTGCTAGTGGATCGATACCTAATGTAAGTTTATCGGAATATAATAGTTCCACTACTGCACAAAAGGCAGCATACACTACACAAATAACAAGTAAGATTTCAAAAGGAGATCAGAAATTAACACAGCTTGCATCCAATGCAATTAACGGTTTAGGCGGAACTTAATTATGGAAAATAAAGATATAACTACAGAGTTTTTTAACAACTTTTATAATTTAGAAATTAGTTATAATGCTAGTGAAGTTGATGCTGTAATTGGGTATTTTCTTAAACGAGGATTTCAAAAAGTATCAGCAATTAATACAGCAAGTGTGTTACTACAGCAAGCTAAAATTGATGATTTAAATGTACAGGAATTAATAGATACACTTAAAGGTGTAACTGACGTACAACTAAGTCTTATCGTTGCACAAATACTTAACTTTAATAGAGAAAAAACTAGTGTATTAGGATTTAGAGATGAATCGTTACAGTTTGAATTATTTGATCAAAGAAACGTTGTAATATGATATGGGTCGATTTGCGCAAGGTAAATTTAATCTAAAAAATCCAAAAAAATACATAGGTAACAAAGTTCCTACATACCGTTCAGGGTGGGAATTTACCTTTATGAAATTTTGTGATGAACATCCTGCTATAGAACAATGGGCAAGTGAAGCTGTACGTATACCTTACCGCAACCCACTGACCGGTAAACAAACTGTATACGTACCTGATTTCTTTATTTCGTATGCAGATAAAAGCACTAAAAAACGTGTAGAGTTAATTGAAGTTAAACCTGCTAATCAAGCAATGCGAGAACGCCTTGGTAATAGCAAACACAATCAAGCACATTATGTAGTTAACCAAGCTAAGTGGGAAGCTGCAAGAGCATGGTGTAAACAAAAAGGAATACTATTCCGTATTGTTACTGAAGATGATATTTTTCACACTGGACGTAAAAGATAAATAATAGTAGCATATAATGGAAAGTTTAAATGACTAAAAAATTAGAAGACCTACTAAATTTACCTGACTCAAAAGAAATTATAAAAGAAGCACAATTTCAAGAAGCAGAACAAGCAAAGCATGAAATGGCAAATGTAGTTGAAACATTCCGTGACATAGAAGAGTTTGATAAAATTGCTAGTGCATTACCTGCTATAAAAGGCTTAGGTAAGATGGCAGACGACGAGCTTAATGAGATTGCCGACAAAGCAATGCAAGCATATGATGACTTAATGGATTTAGGTATGAATGTAGAAAGTCGTTACAGTGGCAGAGTATTTGAAACTGCCGGTGGACTGCTTAAAACTAGTTTAGATGCTAAAGTAGCTAAACTTAATAATAAATTAAAAGTAGTTGAGCTACAACTCAAAAAGCAAAAGCAGGACAACGACGGCAAAGTAAGCGGCGAAGGCGATATAGTCAACGGCGCTGGATATGTTGTTACTGATAGAAATAGCCTTTTAGAAAAGCTCAAAGGCTTGGATAAAGATAAATAATACATATAGAACAGGGATCATTGCGCAATGAGATCATTTACAACAGTACTAACAGAGTCTAAAAAGACTTATCAATTTAAAATTGGTGTTGCAGGACCTTTACCAGAAGGATTTGAAGACACAATAGAAACAATACTTAAGAAGTATGGAGCTAGTAATCTAACTTCCGGTAAGAAAACACCAATACAAGAACGTCCACTAGACTTTCCACAGTTAACAAATATGGAAGTTACATACTTTGAACTTAGTGTCGAATACCCAACCACACCGCAAGTATTACAAGCATACATTGGTAATTGCTGCGATATTGATCAAGCATACGTAATTGTACGCAATTTAGGTGATCCTAGAGAAGAGTATCAAGCAATCAAAGACGATGCACCATACGAAGCTATGTTAACTAAAGAAGACATGGAAGAATCTGATCCAGGCGCACAAGTTCATGTAGGTGGGAACAGAGTAATGAGTCTTTTAAAAGAACTAGAAACTGTGCGTAAAGAAAATGAACACAGTGGTGCTGAAGGCGCTCCAGTTGGAGAGTCAACAGACATTGGTGACACAGAAAATACTAAAGCAGTTGTAGGAGGCTGAAATTATGAATATGAAGAAATTAATTGAATCAATGGATCACATCGAAGAATGTGGAATGGCCGAAGGACCTATGGGAATGACGCCACCTGCAATGGCTCCAGAGATGGACAAAGGTAATCCAGTAACAGTAAACGTATCAATGAATGCAAGCGGCAAAGAACATGTAGCTGATTTGTTAGATATGATGAAAAACGCAGGTCTAGGCGATGCAGCTCCAGCAGGCGATGCAATGATGTCGCCACGTATGGATATGGAACGTTTGTCAGGCATTATGGGCAAGCCAGAACATGATCACGATGACGACAAAATGAATCTTCCTGCGGTTGCAGATTTAGACGGCGGCGAAGACGAATCATATGCTAGCGAGATGGAATTAGAAGGCGGATTAGAAGATGATCCGTGTCCAGCATGCGAAGGCGAAGGCTGCGACGAGTGCGACAATACCGGTATGGCAGGTGTCACAGGCGATATTGACAAATACGATGAAGATGATGAAGATGATGATGAAGATGATGACGAGCATAAAGATGACGAGTTTACTGCAATGGATCAAGAAGATGATGACGAAGTAAATAAGCATTTTGAAGATATGGCCGACGAAGGTACTTACACTATTAAAGTTAAAGGCAAAGACATGGACAGTCAGATGGAGCTTGCAAGAATAGCATCTCTTTCAGGTGTAGCTGCTCCACAAGAGATGGAAACTGAAGCGTCAGGCGACTACGCTAATGAGCCAGACGAGCAGTATAGCGATTTAAGTGCTGTTATTCCAGATGGCGATGACTTACACAAAAAGAAAAAAACACACCCAGCAACAGCCGGCGGTGACAATCCAATGGCAGTTGAAAACATTAAAGCAGCATTGTATGCAGCATTAACTGAAAAGAAAATGTCTGAAGGTGAAGTACCAGCAGGACTAAAAGCATACCAAGCTAAAAAAGGCAAAGGTAAAGCACCTGCTAAAGGTAAATCCAAATCAGGCAAAATGCCAATGGATGCAGGCAAAGATGGTAAAAAAGGCACCAAAGACGACAAGCCAGCATTTTTAACAAAAGAAGGCTACGGCGGCATGGTATCGAAACAAACCAAGGATAGGGTAGAGAAAGACGTTGCTGCTAACTCTGCTGCTCTTGACAAGAAAGGCAAGAATCCTGACGGTTCGCCAAAGAAAAAAGACACCAAGACTGCTGAAGGACAATGATACGGCGACTACCG